CGAGGACCGCGTGGTGCATCTCCCGCCTGCCGCGATCGAGATCCTGCGCCAGCTGCGGCAACGCACCAATGGGCGCTGGGTGATCGCAGGTCGTGGTGACCATCCGCTGATCGCGTATAGCGAATTGTGGGCAAAGCTCCTGAAGCGTGCCGGCATTGAGAACCTACGGGTGCACGATCTTCGTCACCAATGGGCATCCACAGCCGTCAGCGCTGGGCTGACGTTGGCGCAAATTGGTGGGCAGCTTGGCCACCGAAGCACGCAAACGACCCAGCGCTATGCCCATCTGATTGATGAAGCCGCCGCTACCAACGTGGCCAAGGTGGCGGCGCTGCTCAGCCCTTTGAAGCCGTGACAGCAAGGTCCGCGTTATAGCGGCCAGTCTGTGCGTAGGACCGCTCCGGCTGACCAGACACCAGCATAAATTTCATCTGGCCAATACGCAGCCCAGGCCAGATGGCTAACGGGTGGTGCTGGCGGTTGTTTTTCAGCTCCATCGTGAGCCGCGATCCATTCCACCCTGGATCTGCCCAGCCCGCCTCGGCATGGTCCCAGCCTTCCCGTGCGCGGGATGATTTCAAAACAAACTGAGCACCAACGTAATCCGGCAGGTTGAAGATCTCGCGGGTTTCAGCAAGGAACCATTCGCCGGGATAGATCATGAATGGATTGTCCTTGCTGTAATCCTGTATTCCAACGATCTGCAACTCCGGGCTGTCCTCTTGCTCAATCATGATCCGATCGCCCAGCATCACGTCCAAGCTGGCGGGATTGAGGTTGTCCTCGTTGTAAGGGGTCACCATCGCTTTCATTTTGCAAAGGCGACGGATTTCGTGGTCAGGCAACAACACAATGGGTAATCAGCTCGCCCAAACTTTACCCTCTTCCAGGCGGCGGCGCTTGAGGCCGGCTTCAACTGATGACCCCGGATTGCGGTAAAGAAACAGAGCACCTGGCACCTTGTCCCATGCCTTATCGGCAAGCGCACGGCTGATCGTGCCGAAGCCACCAGCGTTGTAAAAATGTGCGCCCAAATTATATGCAAAGGAAGTCAACGCCCCACGCTGATTGGCATTCATTTCATTCCAGTATGGAATCGTTTTAGCCAAGGTGTCGTAGGTGTACTGCACCTCATTGGCGAGGTACTGATCCGCTTGCGCCTGGGTGATCACATCACCGTAGGAGATAGACCGGCCATCGGGGTAGCGGGTGGTGCCCCAACCGATGGTGCAAACGCCGACGCCATCGTTGTATGCCTTGAGGTAGCAACCCTCAAATTGCTTGATCAGTGCAAGAGCTGGGCCGAGGTCATTGGATTTCCCGCTGACCTGCCAGGTTTTATACCAGTCGGCATTTCGATCCAAGATTTTGGGATCGGCTTTGTTGATGGCCTCTTCCAGCATGGCGATCGCCGCATCCTGATGAGGCGTGCCGGTGCGGTAGAAGGTGAAGAAATCAAGGAGGCGCATGGGTTCCAGTCAACGACGACGGGGGAACACAACGCCCAGCACCTGAAGCAGGAGCTGGATCACGCTGTTGGCCTTCAGCGGGCTGATGGCGATGATCTCACTGGTGGCAGCAACGCCGATGGCGATTGCTGTGGTGGTGTTGGAGTCCATGAAATCCATGGGTGGATTGCCTTCAGGTTACCTGTGATTCATTTCAAGCGCACGCACGCGATGCTCCAGGTCATCCATTTGCGATTTTGTATCGGTCTTCAGCTCTTCAATGGATTTCACCAGTTGCTGAACGTTGGCATCAACGCGGGTGAAACTTACCTGCATACTGAACAGCAAACCGCCGATGGCCACGAGGGCAATAGACAGCACCTGCGGCATGGCTTCCGCAAACAGGGCGCCCACTGATTTGTCGGGTTCGTCGCCCATTGCCGGAGCATGTCACGCCTTCAGTCTATCCAGAGGATCTGGTGATCCGGCCAAGATGGCAAGGGCACGGCGGTAGTAGTGATTGTCGGTCTTCCCCGCAGCTTCAAGCGCATCCTTGATGCGTTGCCAGTTTGCCCGCGTTTCTTCGGTCATTACAAAACCGGCAGAGGTAGGATTGAGGTGCTCCAGCGGGTTGCAGCCCCTAGAGCGTGACCACCTATCCTTGTTAGGCGATGCTCTTAATGGTAGAGGCTTGGAAACCCATTGCGGGTTACGAAGGGCTTTATGAAGTCAGTGACCAAGGCCGCGTGCGGTCATGTGATCGTTTTGTTCTTGTCAGACGAAAACACAAAATTCATCAAAAACCGTTGCAAGGTCGTTTTTTGCGACAAACCAAAAATAATCACGGCTACTTCACTGTCGCATTGAGCCGCAATTGCCAACCGAAAACTTACAGCGTTCACGGCTTGGTGCTAACGGCTTTTGTTGGACCAAAACCTGAGGGCTTTGAATGCTGCCATTGGAACGGGGATCCAACTGACAACCGTCTTGAAAACTTGCGCTGGGACACGCCCAAAGCTAATGGAGAGGATCGTGCAAGGCTTGGTAGATATCGAGGCGAAAAACGTGTTAATTCGCGGCTTACGGAAGAAACGGTGATAGCCGTTAGAATTGATTTGGCCGCTGGCAAGAGTCAGCGCCAAATTGCAAGAGCGTTTGAAGTCAGCAAAAGCTGCATCCAAGCCATCGCGGATGGGCGGTCGTGGACCTGGATGCCTTAACGCCCCTGCCCTCTCATGGGCTTGCGGCCACGGCGGCGTGGGCGGGAGTGTGCGCCTTGGCCAATTGAGGTGGTCTTTGGGGGGCCTGGTTGATGCTCGATGCGAGCGGCGCCGGTCTTACTCTTGACCGCCATCTTCTTCAGGTGTGGGCTCGGTGAACTCCAGGGTGTCTACAGCTTGCGTTAGTGCTGTGACGGCCATTTGGATCAGTGGACCATCACCACTGACACGCGCTGCGGCGTAACTGTTGATGGCAGTGATCAGTTGTTCCTTGGTGCAGGGCATTAGTTGGCCTCCGGTGCAGTGATTGTAACCTCAAGAGCAGATTTGATTTCTTCAGTTGTCGTGGCACCATCAATGGCGTTTTGGACCAAAGCGTACTTCTCACGAATGGTCTGACGTGAAGCTTCTGCTGCTGCGTGATCAGCACCAGGAATCTGCTTCATGATGATGGCGTCAAACGGTGCAAACTCAGCATCACGTTGAGCGCGGCGCATGTCGTGGCCAATCGCCTTAGCCTTGGTCATGTTGATGGTGATCATTGGTTGGCCTCCTGGGCAGCGAAGTAAGCGTCGGCACCAAGACCGTGGCCATCAGGGGTAGTGAAGTCAGATTCCCATGCGCCACGGAATGTGCGATCGGATGGGATGTCAGCAGTGTCAACGATAAGGTAGGGAACACCTGCGGGCACGTCTTTCTGGGCAACATCCGCGATAGGAAGTTCGCCGGTTGGCATCACCAGGGCGATGCTGCCGTTGTCTTGGGGGTAGATAATTGCTTGGGTCATGTTGGGTTAGCGGAAGATGGAAATACAGGCGTATGGAGGGTCTACATAAGCACTTCCAACATATACAATGCGAACGGCAGAAGTGGTTGGTGCGGTCACTTCATCTTTTAATCCTATTTTGCAAGAGGTATTTGAGCTGACATTAGAGCTGCTACATGCCACCACGGAGTAGTTTGCATCCGGCATCGCTGTCGTGAAATTCACCGTATAGTCACCCACCCCATTATCCGTAATGCTGCTCACGTTGCCCGATGCTCGAATTGCTACGGTGCCTGTTCCGTTGAAGTTCACCCAAGCGCGGCAGCCGTAGGCAGCGGCGGAAGAACCATAGCCAGAGTCGAATTGAAAAACGCCCGTGGATGTAATTGCTGCGCGGTTGACGGCCGCAACCGCATCGTAAAAATAAAAGTTATTGGCGCCCGCCGATGCTGTATCGACGCCAATTTCGTATTTAGCACTGCCGCTGTTCTGAAAACGAATGTTGCTTTTCCAGCTGCCTGATGCGGTGCTGTTGAGGATGAGCTGCGGCTGGCTTGCGGCAGAAGAGCGAATGTAGCCGGCGACATCAAGCTGATAGCTCGGGGAGGCGGTTCCAATGCCTACAAGGCCGGCGCTATCAATACGCACAGCTTCCCCGGCCCCGCTGTTAAAGGCTATTCCAGCATTGGCATCGGTATTGGGACAATAAATATCTGCGTAGTTACTGTTGCCATTGTTATACAAACGCATTCTTCCGTTTGTACGAGCGATGTAATAGCCTGATGTTCTTAGGTTTCCAGTATTAAGATCAAGTGCCTCTTGGGGACTGGTCGTGCCAATCCCCACCTTGCCGGAGCTGTCGATGCGCATTCGCTCTGGTGGATTTGCGCCTTGCGATGTATTGCTGCATGTGCTGAAGGTAAGCGCACCATCATATCCTCCACCTGTATAAATTCCCCCAATCTTGGCGAGAATATTAACAGTTGGATCATATCCATTTCCAAGTCCAAAGGAAATAGACGCACCATTACCAGCAGTACCTCCACCGGAACCAAGGTGCAAGGCATTTATCATGCCAGTACCCGATTCATAGACGTTTAATTTATATCCAAGACTTGTAGCGGAGCCAATCCCCACGCGGCCGGAGCTGTCGATGCGGGCTTTTTCACTACCGCCATTAATAAATATGGTTGAACCGTTACCGTTATAGACGGTTAGATCTGTGGAAGTATTATAAATATACTGCTTTGCTACTCCTGCGGACCAAAATGCAATTTGACCTCCCGTGCTGCCGTTTAATGTGAGAGTCGAATAGCCGCCCGAGTTTGAGCCAGATGCTACGCCAATAGCGACGTTCCCACTCGCATCAACAAACAGCCGCCCAGTGCTAGCCGTTGCAATGCCAACGGTGTTAGCTGCTGGCAGGTAGACGCCGTTGGTCGGGGCGGTGCTGCCCGAGGGGATCAACGCCGTGCCGGTAACGGTGCTCGTGCTTGTAATCGCAGTCAGCGCATAGGTGCTGGTCAGCTCGCCCCATGCACTGCCGCTCCATTTCTTCCAGCGGTTGGCGGAGCTATCCCATCGGATCGTGCCCGTAGGGATGTTGGTGCTGGTGGTGCCGTCAAATTGAAGCGCCAGGTCTTCATCTCGGTTTTTCACCTCCGAGACAAAGTTGGTATAGGTGCTTGTGAGCTGCGGGTTGCTCCAGTTTGCGTTGGCCATTAGATGCCTCTAGCGCTCCAGCTGAAATTGCCGCTCACCCGTGATCCCGAGGTGTTGAACAGCAACACCTTAAAGGTGGTTGGGTTGGGCAAGTCAGTAAAATCATAGATCGCTATCACTGGAGTGCCACTGCTGTTGGTTGGAGTTACCGAAATTGAGTCTACGTCCACGAAGGCGACGTTAAAGGTCACGACGGTGCCGCCGCTGTCACTTGCGTTCGCAGTACCCGTGCCGGAATCGTTTTTCAGCTTGAAGTCCAACCGCAGATTCAAGCCAGTCAGCAGCAGCAGATCATCCCCGCCTGCGCTGGCGAAGTCGTAGCGGACCTTGAAATACTGAAACTGGGTGGCATAGACCGTATCCACGCCTGCGTAGTCGGTCCATGGATCCGTTGACAGCTTCCGCACGCTGATGGTGGGCGTCACCGTGGTGCTGCCAGCAATGTTGGTGCTGGTGAGTGCAGCTGTCACCCTGGTGCCCGCAAGCACGACGCCGTAGTCAACAATCTCCTCGTAGCTGCCGGTGGTTTGCGATGGCATCGCAAAATAGGCATAACCGGCATTGATCTGATCCTGCAGCGTGGTCCAGCTACGGCTGGTGAAATGCGATTGCCAGGTTTCTGTGGTGTTGACCGTTGCGACCAAGCCGCCAACGTCAGTGACAATGTTGGTTTTGGTGCCGCTGAACGTACTGTTTTGGTTGTACTTGAGGATGTAATCCGGCGGTTGATTGACTGATGCGGTGACGCTGCCAGGCGTGCCGTAGTTGCCAGCAGAGTCCAAGCCCGCCAGCCAATAAGTGTAGGAACCGGAAGCCGTCTCAAATACAGTGGTAAAACCGCCCTGCTTCGTTCCGATAACGCTAGCAGTAGCCCACGTACTGCCCTTGCGCAATTCATACGAAAGGATCGGTAGCGTTTGCGTGCAATCGTTCCATTTGAGCAGCACGTTGTTGTCAATTACCTGCTGGGTAATGGTCGGCTGCGTTGGCGCTATAACGATTGCGTCATAGTAATTACTGGTGCCGTAGTTTCCGATCAGGTCAACCGCGTTGACAAAGAAGCGGCGCGTACCAATCCAGTTGGCTTTAATTTGATATGTTGTGCCTTTGACCGTCCCAAGAGAAGTTGCGGTTGCCCAAGTGTCAGATACAGTTCCATAACGGATTTCGTAATAATCCGTGTTCAGGCTTCCATTGACTGCTGACCAAGCAAACGTAAAGTTTTGACCGCTGAAGGATCCGCTGGTTGGCGGTGCTGAAGCACCAGCGATTGTTATTGAAGCGCTGGTTGCAGCAGCTGAATAGTTGCCTGATGTATCTAGCGCCTTGATCCACCATGTTGTGGTGCCTGCTGCAATCAAACCCAGCTTTTTACTGGTGGCGGCAAACAGTCCAAGTTTGGTGCCGCTGCCCCAAGCGCTGCCTTGCCAGATTTCGTAGCCTTGCAGGTCAAGATCCGTGACCGGATCCCAAGTCAACGAGACGCCAACATCAGGATCCAGCGCGGCATAAAGCGCCGGCACGTTGGCTGGTGGCGCGGTCTTGCCGAGTGCAGTAATAGTGCCGGATAGCGCCGTTGCCGAAGATTGACCACCTGCACTGAGGCTGTAAACGTTGATCTCAAAAAGCCCAGGCGTGGTGTCAAGGATTTCGTAATCCTGCTGCTGCCGTGTAACTGTTGTCCAGTTGCCGGAGTCCTTGCGGTATTTGACAATGTATTCACTGATGCCTTGGATGCCTCGCCAGGTGATGATGATCTTGGAGCTGACTTGATCGCGGTATTTGTAAAGCGCTTCCGTAAGGGTCAGGTTGGTAGGTGCTGCCGGGACAGCGTTTAGGTTGCTAACCGATCGGACTTGAAGCGGAACGCCACGCTCAATGTAATCGTATTTGCTGCTGTTATACGCCAGTGCTGTGACGGCGTATTTGCATTGGTCTTGCTCTTGTACGCCAAGCACACGCCAAGTCGTTGTTTGTAGATTCGTGGTTTCGTAGATCCAGACGCTATTGATATTTGGCGTTGAAGTGAAAGCTGATGACACCGTGATCACATTGCCGACCAAGGTTGATACTGAGCGCGTTTGCACCGTGCCATCGCTCAAGATCACGGACAGCGTTGGGCTGTTAGCGGTAGTCAAGCCAGTGGCATCATCCACCGTGACGGTAGTAATGGTTGCTGCATAAATCCGCCCACCGCGCCGTGCGCCAGCACGCACAGGGTCGCTGATCTCAATGATCTGACCAGGCCTGACAATGACGCCCGCATCAATTGAAGCCGTGAAGGTGACGGTTTCAGTTGCTTCATAGTTGGCGGTATAAAGCAGCCAATCACCAACGCGGTGAGCTTGACCGCGAGAGGTGCAAGCAAAAGCGGTGACCTGCGTTTTGATGACACCGTACTTAGCAATCGACGCGGCGTTCTCCACGACCTCGTAAGCCGTGTTTCTAAGGTCAAGGTCCATGTATTCGACCACAGCTACATTCGGCCTGGTTTTCAAACTGGAGCCGCTGTAGCTGAAACCTTCTTCGCTGACGTTGGCGTAGGTAAAGAGGTACGCGGGATCTGACGGCTTGTCTTGCGCAACCGTAAGCGAGCCCGTGCTCCAATACGGCATCGCACGAAACACCGAGCAGAGATTGTTGATCAGTGTGTATGCGTCTTCTTCGGTTTGGATATTGACGTTGCAAGAAAAACGCGGTTCGTTGCCACCAAAGCCATCAGGTACTAAGGCCGAGCAATACTGACTAGCGGAATAGAACGCCCACTTATCAAGCTGAGTGGTATCAATGTGATTACCGAATCCGTACCTTGTGCTGGTCAGCAAGTCCCATAAGCACCAAGCTGGGTCGCTACACCACTGCGCAGCGCCAAACGTGCCACTCCACACACCAGAATAGATCAGTCTTCCGGTTGCGCTATCGACAGTAGCGTTGCTTGGAATCTTGACTTTGATGCCACGGATTCGGTAAGCGCGGGAGGGGATGCTGCTGAATTGTTGAGCATCAATGCGGACACCAACTAGCGCCGAGTTGGGATAAGCCAATTTGGCGTATGTGACTTGGGTATAGCTGGTCCAGCTAAAAGCATTGAGAAGTTTTGCGCTGCCACTGTCAGCCGTGACGCGGGTGACCTTAATGTCTACCGGGAACGCACCGCTGAGGTTGATCAAATACTGCTTTTGATATTGCTGTGACGTGCGACCACTGATCGTGTCATCAATGACTGTGGTGTAACCGCCGCCGTTGTATTGCACGGCAATTTGAAGTTGAATACCGGTGCCAATGATGTCCCCTTGATCGGTAAATTGTTGAAGCTGCGGAACCGTAATAGTAACTCGCGCAGCGTTGACGGATGTATTGGTAATGCTGCGTACAATAGGCGTGGCTTGTTGGACTGTTACGCCAACGGCCACTTCATTGCCGACATCATCAAAGCCTGGAATATAGGTTTGCGATTGCGTACCGGTGCGCGTGAAGACGCTGACGTTTTGAAAGTTATACGACCCGTCCGCATTTTGAAGCGGCGTGTTGTCAACGTAAATGGATTTCAGGCCATCCTTCAGGCCATAGATTTCACCCTCACTGATCAAGTCAACCAGTTTGGCGTAGGACGTAGAAAACAGGCTGTTAGCTGCTTCAGTGGGCGTGCGTTGCGAGGTGCTGCCGCCGCCGCCCTTGCCGCCGCTATCACCGCCACCACCAGCACCGGCAATGCCCAGGCCGAGGCCAGCGTTGTGAACGCGGATGCCGCCAGCAATAAAAGTGTGATGACCCTCAACGGTCAGGTTGTAGACCGTGCCCGTGCCCAAATCCTCACTAGCAACGATCGGCCGGAGGTGGCCGTTTTCATCCACCAGGCAGTCATCGGCGCCGAGCGTGCCAATCTCAACGAAAGCGTTGAACTGGTTGAGCACCCAATGGTTGGGGGTGGCATCCAGCACCGCTCCACCCCAGAGGCGATAACGCACCACGCGCTCGCCTTCGTGGACGTGAACCTTGAGCACCGTGGCGTGATGCAGCCCACCTTGGTCATCAAAGCTGATAACCAGATCGCCGGATTGCAGCGTCTCGATGGCCCGCAGCCCATCAGGCGTGCGGATGAGGGTGTGCCCTAAAAAGCAACCGCCCCCACCACCGCCAGCAATCCGTGTCATGCCGCCACCTGCGCAACGTCAATGCCAGCGCTGATAACAACGGACCCAACAATCATTTCGCCATAAACCACGGGCACGGGCGTGCCTTGACGTGAGGTGTTTTG